TGGTAGAGGAGGGCATGACGGTGAGACAGATGGCGGATGCCTGCTTTTGCAGTGTCGGATGTGTCTCCAAGAAGCTCAAAACCTATGGGTTAATGACGCATTATGCGCGCAAAAGATGTGTGAACAGACATGAAAAAAGCCGACCCTAGAGGTCGGCTATTATTTTTCGACATATCTGGTGATAATTCGTCGATACCACCTTTTTCTGAGGTAACGCTTCAGCCATTTCACTGCATCATCACCTCCATGTGGTAGTCGGACGTGCTGGCAATAAGCCAGAGGAGAAGGAAGACGACCATGCACAGGTAAGCGAGTTTCTTATTCATTCTGCGCGTCTCCTTTGGGCTTGACGTAGTCATCGCAGTCCTCGTTATAGAAAGTATCGGAGCAGAAGTTGATCTTCTTGAAGTTCTTGTGAATCATCGCGTCTTTCATCGCCATGATTTCTTCGTGACCAAATCCTGCAGCCTGCATTCCTCTGATCATATGACCGATCCCGATGTTCATCATCGTAACCCCTCCTGTAATTGACGCAATATGCGTCATCTAATGGCAATACCATACCACAATGACGCATAATGCGTCAATAGGTTTTTTAGATATTTTTTGGATTGCACATTTTTCAAGGGGTTGAGATACAATGAAATAAAAAAGGAGGACGCAAACTATGGCAACCGGAGTAGCAAGTGAGAATTTCATCAACAGTAGCGGGAATTTTGGCTATTATAAGATAAAAACGCCAGAAGAGCTGCAAGCGAAGGTAAACGCTTATTTCCATGAACAGGATAATCACCTGACAACAGCGCTCGTCGGAACAGGACAGAATGCAGAGATACGAACGTTTCCAGACCCTCAGCCCTACACGTGGACAGGGCTCGCGCTAGCCATCGGCCTCAGCGGCAGAAAGGCGATCCTCAACTACTGCGAGCGTGATGGCTATGCGCCGATCCTGCGCGCTGCGCGGATGAAGATCGAAGCGCAGTGGGAGTCAAAACTGGCGAGGCTTGGCAACAACAACGGCATCATCTTTGCTCTGACCAATAACACGGTCGAAGAGAACCGCTACGTCAATAAGACTGAACAGGACGTCAATATGGGAGGTCAACCAGGCAATCCGATCGAGATCAAAACAGATCACCTCACGGAGGATCAGCTGAAGGCCATTGAAGCCATCCTGATGAAAAAGTAATGTGGGTGACATCACTTGAGGAAGTGCAGAAGGCGCTTGCGCGCCGACGCTACTGGGAGTATGTCAAATACGTGCATCAGGGCAGATGGATTGAAGCGCCTTATCTGATCTACACCTGTAATCTCGTCCAGGATCTCCTCGAGGACAAACTGGTCACGGAAAACGGTGAAACGGCCCGGATCCTGTGCATCTCATTTCCCCCTCAACACGGCAAGTCGATGAGCATTACCGAGACGCTGCCGTCGTGGGTGCTGGGCAAGTGGCCGCATCACCGGGTGATCGAGGTCAGCTATAACGAGGGCTTCGCACGCAAGTTTGGCAGACGTAACAAGGAGAAGGTCAACGAGTTCGGTGAGAACCTCTTCGGCGTGCGTGTGGCCAAGGGCACCGCGGCGCAGGATGAGTGGGAACTGGACAACGGCATCGGCTCCATGCTCTCTCGTGGTCTCCTGGGTTCGATCACAGGTAACCCGGCCAACCTGATCATCATCGACGATCCCTTCAAGTCCGGCAAAGAGGCCAACAGCGAGGTCTACCGCGACACGATCTGGCAGATGTGGCTCGACTCGATCCGTACGCGCTTGGCTGCAGACGGTAAGGTCATTGTCATCATGACCCGGTGGCACGAGGACGATCTCGTCGCTAAGATGCTCAAAGAGGAGAGCCGTGTCTACTACCTCAACCTGCCCTGCGAGGCGGAGGACAACGATCCGATCCTGAGGGAACCAGGCGAAACCCTGGGCGCTGTGCTGGGTAAGGACGACACGTGGCTGGCAGACTTCAAGCGCGTCTACCTGACCAAGGAAGGCTCGCGGGTCTGGAACGCCCTCTTCCAGGGTCGTCCGACTGCGATGGAAGGCAACATGTTTAAGCGCGCATGGTTTAAGTACTACGACAAGATGCCGGAGTATTTCGACGAGATCCTCCAGTCCTGGGACTGTACCTTCAAGGACTCAGACGGGAGCGACTTCGTCTCCGGAACGGTGTGGGGCCGAATAGGCGCGGAGTATTACTTGCTGGACAGGCGTAAGGAACGATTGGATCTGCCGGACACCTGCAGTGCTATAATGCAGATGACGGCTAAATGGCCTCGAGCGCTGATCAAGCTCGTCGAGGACAAAGCGAACGGGCCTGCGGTGATCCAGCTGCTACAGACGAGGATCCCCGGGCTCATCGCCGTCAACCCCGAAGGCGGTAAGATCGCCCGCGCCAATGCCGTGTCTCCGGCCTTTGAGTCGGGCAACGTCTACTTCCCAACGCCAGAGATCGCGCCGTGGGTCATCGAGTACGAGGAGGAGCTCTGCGCCTTCCCGAACGGAGCTAACGACGACGACGTGGACAGTACCACACAGGCACTCAACCGCCTGATCTACTACACCAACCATAAAGAGCCACCGCTGCCGCCTCCGAAGGATGCAGAAGAGGCCATGTCGCGCAGGATGGACGACCATCTGGAGGCGCTCATCAAGCATAAGAATAAAAAACGAGGGGGTTACCATCAGGTATGAAGCCAGAATTTTTAGTGCTGACCGTTCTATACATCGCGTTCATGGCCATGTTCATGTATTCAGATCTGCGCTGGCAGCGAGAGCGTGAGATCCTGCTAAGGATGGCAGAGATCGAACGTCAGCGTCTGCTCGACCGCATCCAGGCCAGAGATCTACCCGAGTACAAAGCGGTGACTGTTGAGAAAAGACCCGCGCCGCCACCCGAACCCAAAGACGAATTGATACCGCTATAGGAGGAGAAGACCATGACAACCAAGAAGAAAATTGACGAACCTGAGTTCGCTTTTGTCCCAGTCTGGGAAGGCGGCTATGGGGACAGACATTATCGCACTGTTGCCCGCAGTGAAGCGGAGGCCCTCAACAACCTCTGCGAACTAGACCCGATTCTGCTGGCCATCGGCTGTACCGTCGAGCGCATGGCGGATGTAGACGGCTGTGAGATTGTCGCCGTCGTGCCTGCCGGCTATGAATACGGGGATGACAAACGCAATAAAGCAGTACTCGAATAGGAGGTAGACCATGGCCAAGAGCGTGGAGCACATCAAGCCAGACAAGGAAGCGCAGACCCCAGAGCAAGTCGCCCGGTGTAAACTGGTTGACGAGAGATCGATGGACGGTGAGCACTCCGAGGAGGATCTGCAGAGTTATGTACAGCTGGCATACTACGCCGGCCATCAGCATATCGCTATGAGTAAGACTGCAAGACAGATCGTGCCGTTGCCTAAAGAGGAGTGGCAGGTCCAGTACACGGCCAACCGCATCCTGCCAGCAGTGCGTAACGAGTTATCTAAAGTTCTGCGGCACAAACTATCTAAGGCGGTCATCCCTGCCTCCACCGAAGAGGCGGACATCCGTTCTGCCCGCATTGCTGACAAGGTCGTCGAGTGGCTTGAGTACGAGCTCAAGCTGCAGGAGATCGACGAAGAGGCGGTCATGTGGGCGCTGGTCACGCGCATAGGCTTTGTCAAGCCTGTGTGGAACCCTGCCAAGGGGCTTATGGTCGCGACCAAGGAAGGTAGACCAATTCGCCAAGGTGATGTGGACATCGAAGTGGTCAACCTCTTCGAGATCAAGTGGGACCCAGGCGCTTCGAGATGGAGTGACGTACGCTGGGTGATCCACGAGCGCCAGAGATCCCTTGAGTACATCAAAGCGGTATATGGCAAGGACGTGCCCGCAGATGACACGCTCACCGCGTCAAACATCTATGATGGCAAGCTCCGCAGCCTGACCTCAGGCTCAAGCGTCTTCGGCACCCAGTCGACTAAGGCCAAAAACAGTGCCATCGTCAAAGAGTACTGGGAGGCGCCGAGCCACGAGTACCCGAACGGGCGACGGATCACCATCGCGGGCGGCGTGGAGCTGTGGTATGAAGAGGACATCGGCTTCGGCGAGAAGGACAATACCGATCGAGAGATCCCGATTTTTCCGCTCATTCACATCCCCGTCCCTGGGAAGATCATTGGCACCAGCGTCACCGAGCAGCTGATCCCGGTCCAGCGTGAGTACAACAAGAGCCGCGGGCAGATCATCGAGAACAAGAACCTCATGGGCAAGCCGAAGTGGGCGGCTGAAGACGGCGCGATCATCGACTACGAGATCGACTCCGCACCGGGTTCTGTCATCTGGTACCGCAAAGGCTTCAACCCGCCGATCATGCTCCAGCCTGGCAGCCTTGGCGCAGACGTTTACAAGAACGTCGAGCAGTGCATCGAGGAGTTCATGTACATCAGCTCACAGCAAGAGGTCAGCCACGGCTCCACGCCGACGGGCGTCAACTCAGGCGTGGCGATCCAGCTTCTCCAGGAGCAGGACGACACCAAGCTCGCGCCGACCATTGCCAAGTATGGACGCTGGAAGCAGAAGTATATGAGCTATCTCCTTAAGATCATCCGATTCAAGTATGACGAAGTGAGAACCGTGCAGCTCGTCGGACAGAATAAACGTATGGAAGCGCTGGAGTTCAGGGGCTCTGACCTCACCTCGACAGACATCCGTTTCGAGGACATGTCCCTCACGCAGCTTTCAAACGCCGCGCGTAAGCAGTACATCCTCGAACTCATATCAATGGGTGTACTCAACCCTCAGATGGACCGCGACCTGATCATCCGCATGCTGGAACTCGGCATCACCGACGATCTCTACGACGGTCTCGAGATCGATGTTCAGCAGGCCCTTAACGAGAACGCGTCCTGGGCAAAAGAGGACTTCAGTCCGATTACCAGGGACTTCTTCCACCACGAGGTGCACGTCGCCCAGCACAACAAGTTCCGCAAGGGCGAAGAGTACATGGCCATGAGCCCGGAGATGCAGACCGCCATCGACGCTCATATCCAGGAGCATATGACATTCATCATGCAGGCCATGATGCAGGCCTCTCCTGCGTCTGTGGAAGAGGGCGACACCGGTGACCTCGACATGGGCCGCGTGATCGGCGCGCTTTCACCAGAGGAGCAGGCCGCTCTCAAGCAAGATCCAACTATCCTCGACACCCTCTAATTCCCCCTTTCCCTTGGGCGCCCCATTGCGGGCGTCCTTTTTATGTTGGTGTATCATTGACTCAAACGGGCGTTAAAGTCCTGCTGGACGCCGCACAGGGAGGTAACAACATGTTAAAAAGATTTAACCTTCAACTCTTTGCTGAAGAGGGTGAAATGGGCGAACCCGGACTAGATCCGGGAGCGGGTGCCGCCGACCCGACGCTTGATGCAGGAGGAGAGACCGGGGCCAGCGCTGAAGCGCAGACCAAGGTGAAAGACCCCGAGAAAGCCTTTGCCGCACGACTCGGCCATGAACGAAAGAAGATCGAATCTGAGTACACCCCGTACAAAAGTGTGATCGAACGTCAAGCCAAGGCCGCAGGCATGGAGCCGGGGGAATACCTGCAGTATTTGCAGGAGCAATCGGAACGCGAGGAGCTGGAGGCTGAAGCCGACAGAACCGGCAAGACACCAGAGCAGATCAAAGTCGAACGAGAAGCTGCAGACGCTAAAGCGAAATTGGCCGAAGTGGAACGGAAAGACCGTCTCACTGCCGAAGAGAAAACCCTCGTGGAGGATCCTAAAATCGGGAAGTTTGTCCAGGACAACCTCGATAAGATCCGCGAGATCGCTGAAGCGGCAGGCGTCGATCTGAAGACAGGCCTCGCCATCGTCGTCACTGAGAAACTACCAGAACTGCTCGAACAGGCAAACCCTGAAATTCACGTTAGAAATTATCTGGAGTCGCTGACGAAGGGCGGCAAACCCATTGAAATAGGTGGGGGCGCCACTGCGCCTAGTGCGACTCCGCCGAAGACTTTCGAGGACGCCCGCAAGGCCGCACTCGAACAACTACGCCGAACATAGAAAGGACGTGTTAATGCATGCCCACTTCACTCAGCACTTTAGACAGCATACTCAAGAACCAATACCTCGGTCCAATCCGAGAGCAGCTTAACAACGACAACGAACTCGTCAAAAGGATCGACACCGACTTTGACTCCGTCGTCGGTAAGAACTTTACGATCCCAATGCACTATGGTCGCAACGAAGGCATTGGTGCCAGAGCAGAAGGCGCGACGCTTATGGCTGCGGGTCAGCAAGCCTACAAAGAGTCCATCGTGCCTATGCGTTACCTGTATGGCCGCATCCAGCTTACTGGGCAGTCCATCAAGGCAGCGCGCAACGATGCTGGCGCTTTCATCAGAGCCGTCGACTCCGAGATTAAGGGAGTTACCCGCGACCTCAAGCAAGCGGTCAACAGAATGCTCGCCGGTGACGGCACAGGCAGACTCGCGACTTGCGGCACGACCAGTGCTTCTACGACTGTCGTCGTTGGATCTACCGCCTTCCTGAGAGCAGGCATGGCCATTGACGTCCTCGTGGCGACGACTGGCGCGACTGGCACAGGCGCTGTGGGTAGAACCGTCGTCTCCATCACGAATGCGACAAGCTTCGTTATCTCTGGCGCAGCGATCACCACGGACTCTACCTTCGCGGTCTACATCAGCGGTTCTCGAAACATCGAGACGATGGGTCTGCAGGGTATCGTCTCCAACGCTGACATCGGTGGCGGCTACGGCGCGCTTCAGGGTCTCGCTGTGGCGTCTTACCCTTGGCATGCGGCTACTAACCTTGCCAACGGCGGTACGGGCAGAGCGATCTCCGACACGCTCCTGCAAAGACTGATCGACGATGTCGAGCAGGCAGGTAACGGTGCGGTCAGCGCGCTCTACACGACTTACGGTGTAAGACGTGCCTACCAGGCCATCCTTGATGCCAAGAAGCAGATCGTCAACAAGATGGAGCTCAAGGGCGGGTATTCCACCATCGCCTTCAATGATCTCCCGATCATCGTTGACAAACATCTGCCTACAGGCAAGGTCTTCGGTGTGGACGAGTCCATGCTCAAGAT